CATGCCCAAGGTATTGCCGCAGATATTAAAGTCAGAGATGGTGTGCAACGGTTTAGAATTGTTGAGGAGGCTATCAAGATGGGCTTTTCAGGAATTGGAGTTGCTAGTAGCTTTGTCCATGTTGACATCCGCGACCTTGACGGTAATGAATCTCCTGTAATGTGGACATACTAAGGAATCCCTATGGCAAGCTATCTACCCCCTAATATACGCCCCGTTCCCACGGTTAAACAAGGTAAACAGGCTCTAGGTATGCTTACTGATGTCATGCCTGTTATTGGTGACGCTAAAGCTGTAGCGGAGATTCCTGAGCTGTTAGGTCAAGGCCGTTATGGTGCGGCAGGTGTAAACGCTCTGTCTGTTCTCCCTTTAGTGGGAGCGATGGGTGATGCCGCTAGATTAAGCAGGAAGGCGGGAGATGAGGCAATACAAGCCAACAGAGCCTCACAGACAACCCAAAGAGCCAACACTGTAGGGACAGCGACTAAAGTGTCTAGCTACTTAGATACTCTAGGAGCAACGGGCAAGTCTTTAGATTATGGGGCGGGTATGGGTATTAACGCAAAGGCGGCTAAAATAGACGATACCTTTGAGCCTTTCCCTCAAGAGGGTTTTAATCCCACATTTAATACACCTTCTGACATACCTGCAAATACGTATGGTAAGATAATCAGCACCAACGTAATAAACGTGCTTCCACCCAAGCTGAGAGCAGACGCTGTTCTAAACATAGGTAAAGCTTTAAAGAAAGACGGTAAAGCACTCATACAAACATGGGACGCTAATGCCGCCAAAGCAGGTATGAAGTCTAAAAAAGCCACCCCCGTAAAAACAGAAGAAAACGCTTTTACTACATCTACAGGTTCTTATCAAAAAGGTTTCACAAATAAAGAATTGAAGCAGTACACAGAAAGCGTACTTGGGGGTGGATACACTGTAGACATCGTGCCTAACAAAGCTAAAATAAGCGGGTCAGCCGTGGTGATAACTAAAAAATAATGACTGAACTAAACGTATCACTACTTCCGTGGCAACAAGAGGTCTTTGAAGACCCCACACGCTTTAAGGTCATTGCCGCAGGTAGACGTACAGGCAAATCTAGGCTAGCCGCTTGGATGCTAATTATTCGGGCATTACAGGCAGAGAAAGGCCATGTGTTCTACGTAGCCCCTACTCAGGGTCAGGCTAGGGACATTATGTGGCAAGTACTGTTGGAGATAGGCCACCCTGTAATCGACTCTAGTCATGTCAACAACCTACAGATAAAGCTAGTCAACGGGGCAACCATAGCACTTAAAGGCGCAGACAGACCGGAAACCATGCGTGGTGTCAGTCTGAAGTTCCTTGTTATGGATGAGTACGCTGACATGAAGCCAGAGGTGTGGGAGCAAATCCTACGCCCTGCATTGGCTGACCAAAAGGGTGATGCGCTGTTCATTGGTACGCCAATGGGCCGTAATCACTTCTACGACTTATATACGTATGCTTGTGTATCGAAAGACGATACATTTAGCGGATACCACTTTACAAGCTACGACAACCCCCTGTTAGACCCAGAGGAGATTGAGGCGGCTAAGAAGTCTATGTCATCCTTTAGTTTCCGACAGGAGTTTATGGCATCCTTTGAGGCGCAAGGCAGTGAGCTATTTAAAGAAGAACACATCCAATTCTGCGAAGAAGAGCCAGATACAGGTCAATTCTACATATCAGTGGATTTGGCGGGTTTTGCAGATGTGGCTAAAGTCACAACCAAGACAAAGCGACTTGACCAAACAGCTATTTCAGTGGTCAAAGCAAATGAAGACGGTTGGTGGGTTGCCGACATTATCCACGGAAGATGGGGAGTTCAAGAAACAGCACGAAAAATCTTTGACGCAGTTAGAGATTATAGACCAGTGGCTGTCGGGATTGAAAAAGGAGCGTTAAAGAACGCTGTATATCCCTACCTAAATGATTTAATGAAAAGCAACCAACGGTTTTTTAGGGTTGACGAGCTAACTCACGGCAATAAGAAGAAGACGGACAGGATTGTCTGGGCATTACAAGGACGATTTGAACACGGAAAGATAACTTTAAACAAAGGAGAGTGGAATGCTACCTTCTTAGACGAGTTGTTTCAGTTTCCAAACCAAATGGTGCATGATGACTTAATTGACTCTTTGGCTTATATAGACCAGTTAGCCAATATAGCCTATATGTCGGATTACATTGAAGAAGAATATCAACTATTAGATGCGTATGCAGGGTACTAATATGCTATATGACGATAAAGACCAGTTTGTACTGGAAGAAACACTAGAAGGTTGGGTAATTAACAAATGTCAAGGTTGGCGTGACCACTTTGAGTCTAATTACTCACAAAAGTTTGACGAATACTACCGTTTATGGCGTGGACAGTGGTCGGCAGAGGACAGAACCAGAGACACAGAGCGTTCTCGTATTATCTCCCCCGCCCTACAACAAGCCGTGGAGTCCTCTGTAGCAGAACTAGAGGAAGCTACCTTTGGGCGTGGCCGATGGTTTGACATTGAGGACGATGTTGCAGACACTGAAAAAGGTGATATTGCTTTACTACGTGAAACCCTGTACAAAGACTTCAAAAAGAACAAAGTCCGTAAGAGTGTTGCAGAGTGCCTGATTAATGCGGCAGTTTTTGGTACAGGTGTTGCGGAAGTTGTACTGGAAGAAGAAAAAGAGTTTCAACCTGCTACACAGCCTGTCATGGGTGGTGAGCTAACAGCGGTGGGTGTAAACATTGTAGACATGACTTGCGTCAAACTACGTCCTGTTATGCCCCAGAACTTCCTTATTGACCCCCTAGCTACTTCTATAGACGAAGCATTGGGCTGTGCAGTAGATGAGTTTGTACCCACTCATTTGATTGAGCAGTTACAGGAGCAGGGTGTCTACCGTGATGTGGTTGTTGGTCTAGCCGCACCGGATTTTGACATTGAGCCAGACAAAGACCTGTCGGTATATGAAGACGATAAAGTACGCCTAACCAAATATTACGGTCTAGTGCCTCGTCATTTATTAAAAGAAGCACAGGATTCTGAGGTTGAAGACGCAGAGGCTGTAGAGTTTGACGATGACGACACAAGCTACTATGTAGAAGCCATTGTTGTTGTCGCTAATGATGGTGTTTTACTTAAAGCAGAAGAGAACCCCTACATGATGGGCGATAGACCTGTTGTCGCATTCCCTTGGGATGTCGTTCCTAGCCGTTTCTGGGGCAGAGGAGTATGTGAGAAAGGCTACAACAGCCAAAAGGCGTTAGACGCTGAAATACGCGCTAGAATCGATGCTCTTGCTTTGACTATCCACCCAATGATGGCTATGGACGCTACACGTATGCCAAGAGGGGCTAGAACGGAAGTACGCGCAGGTAAGACCATCCTAACCAATGGCTCACCCAGAGAAGTTTTACAGCCCCTTAACTTTGGTAACGTAAGTCAAGTTACCTTTGCACAGGCTAACGAACTACAGAAGATGGTACAAACCGCTACAGGTGCTATCGACTCTGCGGGTATCTCTGGTTCTATTAATGGTGACGCTACTGCCGCAGGTATTTCTATGTCGCTTGGTGCTATTATCAAACGACACAAGCGTACCTTGATTAACTTCCAAGAATCTTTCTTGATTCCTTTTGTAACCAAAGCCGCGCACAGGTATATGCAGTTTAATCCAGAAAAGTACCCTGTCGCAGACTACAAGTTCCATACCTCTAGCTCACTAGGCATCATTGCCCGTGAGTACGAAGTAACACAGCTTGTGCAGTTGCTACAAACCATGAAGCCAGACAGCCCAATGTACTCTCAGTTGATTATGTCCATTGTAGACAACATGAATCTGTCTAACCGTGAGCAACTAGTAGCCGCCCTACAGCAAGCCAATCAGCCTAACCCACAGGCACAGCAGTTGGCTATGGCTACTCAACAAGCACAGCTTGAGTTTCAACAATCACAAACTGCGGCACTCAAAGGTCAGGCGATTGAGTCACAGGCTAGAGCGCAGAAGATGCAGGTTGAAGCAGGGGCTATCCCACAGGAGTTGGAGATTGACCGCATCAAAGCGGTGTCTAGCAACCTAACTGCGGGTGACGCTGATGATAAAGAGTTTGAAAAACGTCTGAAAATCTCAGAGCAGTTACTCAAAGAACGTGAGGTGGCAGTAAAAGAAGGCAATGTTGCTCAACAGGCGGCTCGACAGGCGCAACCAGTAGTTCCTCAACCACAACCACAACCACAAGGATTACCTATTGATGGTCAGCAATAAAGATTTAGAACACGTAGTCGCTCAAGTAAATGTAAAGTTTGAGGAACTGTTTAAAAAGATTGCACAGCTTGAGAAACAAATGACTGAAAATACAGGAGCGAAAAATGCCGGTAAAAAAAGACCCAAGGCTAGCTAGGGCAGGTGTAAGTGGCTATAATAAACCGAAACGCACCCCCAATCACCCGAAGAAAAGCCATGTGGTTGTGGCGAAAGAGGGTGACAAAATCAAGACAATTAGGTTTGGAGAACAGGGAGCAAAAACCGCAGGAAAACCCAAAGCGGGTGAATCTGCACGTATGAAGGCAAAGCGTAAGTCCTTTAAGGCTCGACACGGTAGAAACATTTCTAAGGGCAAAATGTCTGCGGCATACTGGGCAGATAAAACTAAATGGTAGTGCATTTATATGTACATAAAAGTGCCATAAACGTACACTTTATGTAAACTAGAGTATACATTGTACATTATATGAAACAAAACAGGAGGCTATTATGCCATACGGTAAAGGTACATACGGTAGTAAAGTAGGCAGACCACCAAAGAAAAATAAAACTGCTAAGAAAAAAGAAACACCCATGAAAACAGTAAAAGTTAGTAAAAGATTGCCTCGCGCAAAAACTACTAAAAAACGATAATGGCTAGGACAGACGAAGCTAAGTGGAAACGAATTGTAGCCGCAGTCAAGGCAGGTTCTAAGGGTGGTAAAGCGGGTCAGTGGTCCGCACGTAAGGCTCAGTTAGCCACCCAACGCTACAAGAAGGCAGGAGGAGGTTACACTGGGGCTAAGACTAAAGCCCAGAAATCTTTGTCTAAGTGGACTAAAGAAGATTGGGGAACTAAGTCAGGTAAACCCAGTACTCAGGGTAAGAAGGCCACAGGTGAGCGTTATCTGCCTAAAAAGGCGAGGGACTCTCTAACTAAGAAGGAATATGCCGCTACGTCACGCAAGAAACGCGCTGACACCAAAGCAGGTAAGCAATTTAGTAGCCAACCTAAAAAAATAGCAAAGAAAACAGCAAGACATCGAAAATAATCCTTGCTTTTCTTATAAAAATATGGTATAATATACCTATAATATACTTTAGTATGTTATATTAAATTAAATATAAAAGCTGTCCTATAGGGAGAAACAGTAAATGACTGATGTAGAACTAGAGAAATACTATCGTTCATTTGAAGATATGTTCCGTTCAGACGGATGGAAAAATCTGTTAGAAGACTTGCGCGGTAGTGCAGTAAACTTAAATTCAGTGGAAGCCTGTAAAGATGAACAAGACCTTTACTTCCGTAAGGGACAACTAGCAATCATGGCTAACCTACTTAATTTAGAAACTCAAATACAAACGGCCAAAGAGCAGTACGAAGAAGAAGAACAGTCGCAATCGGAGGCTTAAATGCCTAGAATGATAATTGATTTCCGATGTGACGATGGACATACAACTGAAAAGTTTATATCCTCTGAAGTAACAGAGATAGAATGTCCAGAGTGTTCACTAATGGCTAGAAAGATAATCTCTCCTGTTCGCAGTCTTTTAGACCCCATATCTGGTGATTTTGCAGGTGCTACAATGAAATGGGCGAGAGACCGCGAAAGGAAGATTCAAAAAGAACGTAAG